CTGTTTAAAGAGGAAAAGTTTGTTGATGTCTATGTTGTTATTACGTTTTACTTTATCCTCAAAATTCTTAATATACCAAAGCCCGTAGGAAACAGCACTGTAACGGTCTCTATCTACTCTACGGGTGAGTTGCTCCGTAGTAAGTTTTCCTCCCTGTAAATGTTTTAATTTCAAATTAGCAACCTCTTCTACAAATAAATCCGTATTAACCGCAGGTAAAATTACATTATTTATATAATCTTTATCATTCAAATTATAATTATTATTTTGATTTTTTTCTAATAATTGCAATCTACTACTTTCAACCATATCAATAAAATTAACTATAATTTCAGTATTAATACCTTGTGAATGTAAAGCATATAAACATTTTTTAGCATTTTTATCATCTGGTTCATCATCGGTATTTATTGTATTCCAACATTCAAGTGTTTCTCCAGTAATAGGGTCTATTTGTTCTTTGAGTAATTCATCTAGAAGACCTTTTCCAACCCCATTTTCATCACAAATTGCTTTCTTAGCACTATATAATTTAAATACTCTTTTAAATTCAATTGCTTGACCTGTAAAATTCAATCCGTTAGGAAGATTAATTAAATTAACTAATTGTACGTTTACAATTCGTTCTTCTTTATTCCTTTTGGCTTTTAAAATAGCAATAGAACTCTGATTATTTGAAGATTTATTAGAACGACTGACATCCATGCTAACATAATAATCTGATTTACCATCACCTTTTAATTCTGGTTTTGATAAAACTCTTAATACTAATAATTTATTTATATCAACTATAGCATCATCCACACAACCAACCCATTTACTTTCATAATTCATTGCAAAAAATATAGGAGAGAGTCTTTCTTTTTTATCAAGAATTTGTGATTTTGTTTCCCCTCTACCATATTCACAGGCTAATTGCCAATCAGCACCTAATACTAATTTTCCTTTTAATTCTGCCATTTCATCAATCATTCTAATATTTCGTTCAAATTCATCTGAACCCCTAAAACCAGAAGTGGTAAAGAAATTTATTTGTCCATTTAATTCTTCAGGATTTACAACTGCTTGTTTTCCAATTGTTCTTCTTGGAATATTAACAATTGGTTCAAGAACATCTTGAAAAAGCAAGTTATTTAATAAATTTGATTCTTCAACATTTATTCTTTTTCTTCTAGCACCTTTGCTGGATTGATTATTAGCCATAATATCAATACGCCCACCTGATACAAATAATATTTCAGCCATGTCTTTAGAAAAACTAGCTTTTGTTATTTCATTTGCAAGTAGAGGATAAAATTTTATTATTTCTCTATGCTTCTCTTCCATTAATTTACTTGCATTTTCACGAGTTTGTGCTGTCATAGACAACTCAATATCAGGGAAAAATATAGCAACCAAATACATTGCAAGCACTTCAACAAATGTCTTTCCATAACCTCTAGGGAAAACACCATATACGCTTATAAATCTAAGTACACCTCTAAGAAATACTCTTTGGTCTAAATCAAGTCTAATACCACCAGTTTCAGGAGTAATTAAATCTAAAAATAAATCCGCAAACCATCTACACCACGATACAAAATTAGTATATTTTTCTAAATTCTTAGTAAAACTATCTAATTCTTTTACTCCTCTAGCACTTACTGTTGCATTAAAATCCGAATTAAAAATATCAGTTCTATCTTTTTTATGCTTTATATTATTCGATTGAAAATTCTTATATGATGCCATTTAATTATCACCACTATCTTTTTGTGACTCTTCAAAAATTTTATTTTCTTTGTCTCTTTTTTGATACTCCTTTTTTCTTTCTTCATAAAACTGATATATGTCTTTATATTCACATGAAGGTAATCCTTTTAAATCTCTAATATAATTTATATAGCACCATAAAGTAAAATCTACTTTATCTTGTGGTTTCTCTTTAAATTTCGGCAATATAGGAATTATATCAATTGATTGTTCAACTGCTCTAACAAGTTCACTAAAAGTAGAAAGTCCTTCAGTCAAATCTGCTTTACTTAATTGACTTGGATTTATTTTAGCCGCAGTTGCCGCATCTTTAGCAAGAGAACCCCATTCTTTTGCTTCTTTTACTAAACCTAAAGCAGTAGACATTTCCTCTTTGACTCTATAACGAATATAATTTAACAAAGCTTCAGTATGCATTGCAGTTTTTTCAGGATAATTATTTTTTAAAAAATTATATTTACGTTCAAATGCTTGATATTCCTCAAATTTATAACCAGCACCCCATTTTTCTATTATGTCATCGGTTGCCTCAAAATTAGAAGGTTTTATAGAATTAACAAAATTTTGCTGATTAATATTTCCGTTATTTTCATCATCATTATTATTAAACTTACTGTCTTTCCATGTTCTATTTTTGAATTCATTTAATTTAGAATTAGCCATAGTAATATATTTACTCCAAGGATTGTTAGGATTTTTTTCTTTTGCTGTATCCCAATATTCAAATAAAAATGGAATGTCCATTAATTGCAATACTTTATAAATAGTTTCAATATTATTACAGTCTATTATTTTTTCAACACATCTTTTGCAAATATTAAGTTTTCCGTCTGATGAAAAAGCCGAATTTGTATTATAAAATTGATTAATAGATATATTCCTTTTACATTCTTCACATTGTTTTTTAGGAATTGAATTTTTATTATTTCCCTTTTGCTTTGCCATTCCTTTTCATCTCCTTTAATTTCCATAAAATAAAAAATAAGCATTCATCTCCACCCACTCTAAGAATGGGCAGAATCAATACTTATCTAAAATTCTTTAACTTAAAATCCCAACCAAACAAACAATTGATATGCTTATTCTTTTCTTGCAAACACACCCTGAATACCCATATCGACTCCGACCATAAAGAAATCTATTAATTTCTTCCCTAAACAATCTTCACAAGCATCATTATCAATCATTTCAATTATCTCATTTATTTCATCTGTAATTACATCATAAGGATGTTTACTTTCATTCTCATATCCTGCAAATTCACAATCATTACAATTACCATCACAATCTTCATAGTCATCTTCATTAAAATCCATATTTTCTTCTAACTCTTCCTCAAGCATATAAAATGACTCAGGTAAAATTTCCTCTCCGTCACAATAAAACTTCTCTGTAACCTCACCATTTTCGTTTACATTTATCTTTTTTATAAGATTCATTTTATTCTCCTTTTATTCCTTTATTTTATTTAATATATTTCACTCAAATCAGTAATCATCTTATCAGCCAAGCCAAACTCTATAATATCTTCACTCAGTAAATACCAATCTTTATCTTCAACTTCTTTATATTTTTTAGCAGTAATCTTTGTATTTTCAAGAATATATTTTCTATTTCTTTCTTCTTCTTTTGATAAGAAATTAGCATAATTTATAATCTTGTTTACATCAGAGATGATTCCACTTGAACCTTTATGAACCATAGCAGTAGTTGTTGGGAATATATATCTCATACCCTTAGTACCACTTAATAAAAGCATACTACCAGCACTTAGACATTTACCCATGCCTATTGTCATACAAGGCGTTTTTGAAAGTTGGACAGTAGATATAAAATTATTCATTGCCGCAACATCTCCACCATCTGTATGAATAAAAATCTTAATAAATTTTCTCTGTTCAATTGGAATATCTTTATCTTGTTTGTTCCATTCAATAATTTTCAAAGAAAAATCAACTAGAAAATCATCAACATCACCATTGATAAATAATTCTCTATTACTTATTCTTTTGTAATAATCCAAAAGTTCTGCATCAGGAAGATTTAATTTACAAACTTCTCTCGTATCTTCATCAAGAATTATTTCCCAATTTATTTTATTGCTCATATCTCTATCCTCACTTTACTTCGTATTCAATGTATAAATCTTATTTCCTGAGAAATACCAACCCAACCAATTCGTTATTTTATTTAAACTTACTTAAAAATCACATCATAAGTACATTTAATTCCATTATCACCACATACACAAACTAATTGTTGTGGTTTTCCAAATATACGTTTTTCAATACAA